CCAGCGAATGCAGTCACTTTGTTGTTAGGTACACCACCATAGATGCTACCCGATAGAACGGCATTCAATGCATATGAACCCGTATCAATACACCCACTATATTCAGCAGATGCGCCACCATCAGATAAAATCTTAGTGTCTTCATCTTTTAATTGTTCAACCAAATCTGTAAAAAAATTACTCATAATATCTCCTCAAGTTAAATTACATTTTAACACATATAATTATCTGTGTCAATCAACTGTTGTGACCCTACCAAGTTCGTCTTTATTCATTGGTATGGGACCTAATGTGGTTGCACCAAACATCATCTCTTCTTCTTTATCTTTAGTGAGTTGTTTCATGGAAAAGTTTGCGGCAATCACAAGCAATACTGCCATTGGGTCAAACACCAATACTAAAAGAATGATAACGAAACGCACAGACTTATCTAGCACATTCGAATCAACTTCATCATACATCAATGATGCGATGTATTTGATTGGACCTACCTCAGCTTCAACTTTTCTAATCTGCGTTGCGATAGGTACTCTTTCTTGATTAAGAGTTGAGATAAGTTTATTGTGCGATTCGATTTCTTGAAGTATGCGATTACGTTCTGCCTGTTGGGTTTTACGTAATGCGGCAGCCTTGCTGGCACCCTTTTCGTCTGTTGAGCGTACCATGATTTGGTCAACAGCTTCATCCATTTGTTTAAGTGTTTTACGATTAACATCAATATTATCCTTTTCAACTTTAATCTTCTCTTCAATTAACGCAAGCTGTGCAGATACATCTCCACCAATAAGACTTTGGTCACTATGCGCTTTCGATAGATAACCAAAAATACCTAATGATGTGATGAACATCAATATGACGACTGCAACAACAAAATAGTATTTTAAAAGTCTTGGCGCTAATGTCCAATTCTTATATGCCCATGATGCGGCAATGAGTTTAGAAAACTCAAGCGCACCACCCATGATTGCAATTGGTATTGGGCTTGCCGCAAAGATAGCCATCAGTCCTATGACTGAATAGTATGCGGCAATAGCTGATAGTGATAATGCACATAACAAAGTAATCAAAGCAAAAAACATTTTATCCTCTAGTCAAAGAAAGCACCTTGTCAATTTGCTCTTGTATTTTTTCTTTACGATTAGGCCAGTAGATATATTCTTTTTCTGGATTCTTCATTAAATTCACAAGCAATGGAACTATTAATTGCTCTAGTTCTTTTAGATTTGTTTTGACTTCACTTTCCATTTTATCTCGTTCTGCATCAAGTCCTAGTTTGCCTTGATTGTAGAGAGACAACATTTCATCAAGTTTATCTTCGACTCTTTGTAATGCTTCAGAAGATTGTGCAATTGTTTCTCTAACAACCACAGTCTCTTCTAGTGTGTTTGGATTGACAGTTCGATTTACATCCGCTTCATCTATTGCACTAAATCCGAAATCATCTTGCTGTCTGAATGCTAAGTATTCTGATGGTATCTGTCTCATGCGAAAAAACTCTCCAGTGATGAAACACGTTCTGGCGTCCAGCCAATTGTGTTTACAATTGTTTTTAACGGCTCAAGATATGCCTTCTCAAACTGTAAATCATAATCGATAAATTTATTCAGATTGAATTCTTTTGGGAGAACACTCAAAATAGAAAACACATTTTCTTGAACAGGATTTGGAACTTTCATGTAACAGAATTTAGTTTTATCTCCGTCTTGAATCAATTGATACTTTCTCGTCAGCTTATGCTTCTCAAGCAATGAGTTGAATAGAATTGCACCACGCACGTGAATTGGTGTGCCTTTGATATAAAGTTCCGAACTACTTTTATATTTAGACAACTCGCTCACGCCTCTAGGAAATGCAATGTCTTCGAATGGCAACGTTTTAAATTCTTGTTTGAAGTTTTCAACAAAGTCCTGAAACTCTTGTTGATTGCCATTCATCACAATCTTCAACGACTCTTTAATCTTTTCTCTGCACGACATTGGTGTGGAAGACTTGACAGCTTCAATGCCCATCATCTTCAACTTTGGTTCTGCAAATCGAACGCCTTCAGAGTCATACACGTTTAGAATGTAACGCTTCTTCGCAGTCCAGATGCCTTTATTCGCAATCACTTCACGCTTCATCTGCATTTTCTGGTCAAATGCATTCATGTAGTCTGCTAGTTCTTGGTAAGACTTGTCGATGAATGGTTCGAATTTTTCGATACACGCCTTGTTGACGAAATCAACAATCGTTTCAACTTTCGTTTCACCCTTCGATCCGTATACCATAGTAACCAGCGGACCAAGATTGACGTATACAGAGTCCGTATCAGATGCGATAACATAATCAATACCTTCAGTTTTCAATAGTTTGTTTAGGTAACCATTCAACTTCATTTCAATCCATCGAATGGACAATTGACCAGACAGAGTAATTGCCTCTGCTTGTCGAATGTCAAAGAACCTAAAATATTGATTACCAAGTGCGCCATAAGCTGAATTCAATTGTACTTTCTTTGCAAGTTGCAAGTTCTTGTACTTTGAAATCTGATTTGTTATTTCACGTTTACGTTCTTTGTCTGTTTCTTTTTCGTAAGCCTTTTGAGCCTCAATCATTTTCTTTTTGTACAATGACCGATCATCATACATGCGTTGCATCATAGCAGGCAAGAAACCTTGCTTGTCACGCTTGAAGTAATGTCCATTGGCTGCCATGCAATATTCGCCTTGTGCTTGATATTCGTTGTTCAGCAAATTATCAATAGAGATACTTGTGTGGCGACCTTCAACGATTGTTTCAGGTGAAACATTGTACTGCATAATCAAGTGTGGATACAATGAGTTCAAGTCAAACGACACAACCCATTCATGCATACCAACGATTGGGTCTTTCACATAAGCGCCAGCATACTGTTCGTCTTTTGGTGTGCGAACATTCTGAGGCACAACAATCTTTTGCTCAATCAATTCGTTATGAATCAAAGTATCCCACATGCGTACTTGCGTGAACACATCGGTGTAATTAACTTTAGCATCGTATGCCAGCGCCAGCGCCATATCAATCAATTGCATCTTAGCGTCAATACGATCCACAAGTTCAACGTCATGGATGTTATACTCAATAAACTTTTGAAAGTTTGTTTTGTATAACTGATGCAGACTTTCAACTTCAGAGTAATCTAGTTTCTTTTCACCGAGTTCGAGAAACGCAATGTGATCTAGTTTAAAACTTTCTTGTTGCGAGTAAGTAAACTTCTTGTACAATTCAATGTAATCGAGAATAGCAATGCCAACCAAATCGAATGCTACTTGTTGTTTGTTGTGAATCGTAGTTGTGCGTTCACCAATTCTACGAAATGGAGATAAACGCTTTGCAGTATTTTCACCCATGAGTCTTGTGATACGATTATTCAGATATGGAATATCAAAGAACTGAATATTCCAACCAGTCACAATGTCTGGTGACGTTTGTTCCCACATTTCAAGAAAGCGCATGATAAGATTGTTTTCATCACGACATTGCATGTATGTTACGTCATTACGATGGTTATTGAATTCACCACAACCAAACACATAGAAGTGTCCGTCTATCTTAAACGTGATAGCAGTAATTGGTTCGCTTGCAGATGCTGGTTCTGGAAAGCCATTCTCAGAGCCAACCTCAATATCGATGTTTGCAATTTTAATTTGTGATGGATCATAATCTACTTTACCAGGATACGCTTCATTGATGTATACGTATGGAAAGTTTGTTGAACCATAGACTTTAAAGTTGTCAACGTCTTCATATCGTTTCATAAACTCTGTTGCATCACGCATTGTGCCTTGTGCTACAGGCGCAACTGATTGACCATCCAACGTTCGATAATCACCATCTTTAGATTGCAAATACAAAACTGGATTGTACTCGACCTTATCGCTGAATCTCTTGCCATTGTTGTATCCACGAACAAGAATTTGATTGCCGAATCTAGAAAAATGCGTGTAAAATTTCATTAAGTAATAATGCCTTGTTTCTTTGGCAGGACAATTCCTGAACCGTATATCTCATTATACTTGTTTTCAATCTCAGGCGCAACTGTAACTTCATAAATTATGTTGGCACGATTAATCTCTACCACTTTTTGTTCAGAGAAAATAAGCATTGGTTGCATTTGCAAAGATGCTTTACCTTGAGAGTTCATACCGATAGCGAGAACGCATGGGTTTTCAATTCGATATGCAAGCCCAAGACGTTCTAGAACATTGCCAACAATTTCTTCGCCAGTTGACAATTTTAAAATTTTAAGTTCACCGTTCATAATATCTCCACAATTAAAAAGGGGGCATTGCGCCCCCTTGGTTTATTTAAAACGTTCCGCTTTATGCTTTTTTATTTCTTGAATGGATTCAAGAATAGAAGCAAAAATTGCTCTAATCATTTTCATACTACATCGTCCTCTGTCAAGAATTGCTTAGACGATTTCTTAGTTTTAGATTCTGCATCCTTAACTTCAATCTTCTTTGGCTTCTTGTGTTCTGGAATGATTCGTTCCAAAGCAATCTTCAACATGCCATTAATCAAAGCGGCATCTTGAATTTCGATTTGGTCATCAAGTGCAAATGTGCGAGTGAATGCACGATTAGCAATACCCTTGAACAAGAAATTATCGTTATCATCTTTTGTATTACCAGAAACAATAAGTTTATTATCTTCTAGTGTGATATCGATTTCTTGTTTACCAAAACCAGCAACAGCAATTTCAATGACATAAGTGTTGTCACTAGTCTTGCGAATGTTGTAAGGTGGGTAGTTAGGAATATTCTTAGTTACATCATCATGTATTTTTGCTAGTCGATTGAATTGTTCATCGAAACCAACAAAGAATTTATCAAAGTCTTTGAAACCTGGACCGCCAAAGATAGCGGGAATTGGTGTGTGTCCCATTTTATATCTCCTCTTACTTAGTTGGCGAAAATGCTTTCTTAGCATCAAAAGTGTATGCAGACATGCCAAGAGTTGTAAAAAACTTATTGACTTCTTCTGCTACTGCTTTTGCGTAAGCTGTTTGTGCATCTACAAAAGTATTGAGGGGTTTCGCAAGTTCTTCATTCTTAACGAATGTTTTGACGAATTGCTTTTTTGCGCCTTGAAATGAATCGATGGCTGTATTGATGTTGTGTAACATAGTTTCTCCTATTAAGCGAGTTTTAAAAAATTCGATACCCCGAAGGCGTATCATTAGTCCTGCTTACTGGCTACAGGGGTACCATATCGTTGTACCAGCTTTAGACGCTCCTAAGGTAGAAGAGCCGTTTACGTTCCCATCCCTGAGATACGTTTATTTATAAGGCTTAAGCCTGTCCAACCATTCTGCGTGAAACAAAATATGTTGTGTTACCTTCTGTGTTCATGTCCTTACGGATCTTGAAACCTGCTTGACGCAAGTCGCTGATACGGGCACGAAGGTTTTTGATGCCAAACAAAGACCGTGCTTGTGGTGCGGAGATTCCACGACCAGTACCACGCAAGTATGATACCAAGAGTTCTGTCTGTGTTTTGCTAGAATTTACAAATGCCATTTTAAATACCTCATCAAATAATGATAAAAAAATTACTAAGAATTATTTCTTAGCTTCTGGTTTAGCTTCAGCTTTATTAGCTTCTGCTTTTTTAGCCTCTGCTCTTTCGGCTTTCTCTTTTGGAGTAATCACTTTGGGACGTGGTTTATCCTTAGAGTCTGCTGAAGGTGCAGGTGCTGGTGCTGTTGTTGCAGGTTTGTCGGCAGGTTTCTTTTCTGCTGGTTTGTCTGCCGCAACGGCAACTAGGGAGAGAGTAGTCAATACTACTGCTGTCAATGCTTTAACGGATTTCATAGAATCTCCTAATTTGTTTTGAGATGATATTATCTCATACCTATTAACGTTTGTCAAGTTCTTGTCGTTGACTTGAGCATCCATGCATGTTTTAAAAATGCATCTTGGCGTTCTGCCAATAAATTGCTCAACCCATGCAGATGTTGCTCTTCGGCAAGTTCATATGCACGTTCAATACTATTTAATACGACTGGAATATCATTCAACAATCTTTGTGCCATTTCCAATGCTGGTGGTACTTCACCCTCATCTTTGACTTCGGACAATTGAATGAATCTACTAAAACTTCCTGGTGCATATGCATCTAACGCACGAATTTCTTCTGCAATTTTATCAACGCTACCATAGACTTCTTCATAGACTACACCAAACAAATCGTGGTATTGTTTGAAGTCCGGACCAGTAACGTTCCAATGAAAGTACTGTGACTTAAGATAGAATGCAAAATGATTCGCTAAAACAATCTTAGTTGATTGGATTAATTCTTCCATTAGATTGATTCCTTTTTCTTTCCGATATTGTACTTTGCTGTTAACGACCACTCATCTTTTTCTTTATAAGAAATGATTTTAATCTGCGACAATGGTGCAATTGGTTCTAATGAATTCTTAGTTACAATTTCTATTAGTCCCCACTCAGCAAGTAAGTTTGCAATAGTGTTTCGTCTTGCAAGGTCATTATCTTCAAAATCAGTTGACTTGCCATCTAATGCAAACAATTCTTTGAAGTGTACAATATAGTATTTACCTTTTTTGTGTAATATGTGGCAAGATTGATAGAGAGTTTTGTCTTTTCGAGATGCTACACCAATACGTGTTAATGTCTCTTTGACTTTCAGAAAATCATCCTCTTGTTTCAATCTTACTTCCAATAATTCGTCAATGTTCACCGCCATTCTTTTTCTCCTTGGTTTTCAACCCACCTTTTTCTAGTTTTTGTCTCATAATTTTGAGTTGATCGGAGGTTAAGAGATTTTGAATCTGTTTTGCCTTTGCGTAACTATAGCCAAAACATTCTGAAATCACATTAATGTCCTCAACTTTTTCATTCTTAAACCACTTGCTATAACGCTTGCGTGATCTGATGGTATTTAGTAAATACAAAAATTGAGGTTTGTTATCTAAAAGGTGCCTACTGTTCATTTCATTTGCATGAAAGATAGTATCAGGAAAATAAGAAAGTCCTTTGTTTACAATGTAAGGGTTATATGCCTTTTCTGACAGTTCGTCATTGTCAGTACCAATCATTATATTTTCTTTTGATTGTCCGATTGCATTAATAAAATCGAATGGTGTCATTTTGTTTTCCAGAAAGAATTTATATATCCTTCTGCCATTTCATACAGTTTAGGTAGTGTCAGATTTCGAATTCTTTCTTTTACTGATGTGCAAGTAAAAGAAACTTCATGTATTGAATTGTCATTACTTCTTTCCAATTCAACCTTACTTCCATCTTCAGTAATGAATCTAACATAAAAAATAATATCACCCCGTTTAATCGTGACAGGATTTTTTGGATTTTTAATTTCAATTGTAAAATCTAAAGGTCTAATCCATTTTCCGATATTAAATGTTCCTGGAATCAAATTAACATTTTCTATAGATTTATTACTTTGCAAAAATGCGGGAATTGATTCGATTTTAACACTCGACTTACTGTAAAATAGATAAGATGGAGGTAAAGTTGCCGAATAGATATCAGTACCATTTCCAACATTTCCTCGCCAGTTGCATAGAGATTCAAAAAAATCTCTAGACACCGATGTATTAAATCCTCCATCATCTGCTACTTCAAGAGTCAAATCATATGGCGCCTTTATTGCATAAGTATTTTTACACATTTCTTTTATTGCTGGACACTTTTCAATGCCAACTGTATTTTTTCTTTTAGAAAATATTTCATCATAAACTGGAATAGGAGCAAAATAAGTAATATCTTCTGGAGTGATTAAATTACCTCTATTTTTACCTGCGGTCCAATATACTTTAGTTTTGTTATTTAAATTCACAATCAACCATCACTTCCGTTAAAAATGCAACAAAATTAATTTCTTGATCCGCAACAAACGCAGATTTATACTGATAGTCAGCCATGTGCAGAACCAACTTAGGAACAGAATTTGGATCTACATATTCGTTTGCAGTATCAAAAATCTTTCGAAACAATGCAGACGGTTCATTGTCTAGGTTTTCAGCAACCCATTTTCGAATACCAGAAAAGTCTTTCGCTTTCATTCGTTCAATAAGAGACTTATAATTGTCCTGTGAAATGTTAGCGAGAATGCCCGTGTCAATCTTACCTGTAGCAGAGTAACGTTGCAGTTCATTAATAACACGCCTCCAATCAGGAAAGTGTTTCATAATCAATTCAGCAACAACCTTCTCTTCAAACTCTACGTTTTCTTTTTCAAGAATACCAGTCACACGTTTCATAAAGCGACCAGCAAGTTTTGGCTTGTCTGAATTGCTTATTTTAAATTGTACAACGGAGCATCGACTGTGGAGAGGGGCGATGATACGATTGAGGAAATTGCAAGTAAGGATAAAACCACAATTAGCAGAAAACTCTTCCATGAAGTTCCGTAATGCGGGTTGAGTAGATTGAGGATTAAGGTAATCAGCCTCATCAAGAATGACATATTTGCGTCCACCTGAGAAAGATACAGTTGATGCGAAATTTTTAATTTCATTTCGCAAGGTATCGATGTTGCCGTTCATCGATCCGTTAATAACAATATAAGTACATCCAAGTTCTTCGAGCATAGCCTTTGCGATAGTAGTTTTACCAACGCCAGGACCGCCCGTAAGAATTAGATTGGGTACGTTCTTTTGGTCAACAAATTGTTGGAACGTAGCCTTTAAGTCTGCCGGAAGAATTGTGTCTTCGACAGTTTTTGGTCGATACTTCTCGACCCACAAGTAATCTTGTAGCATGTGTTCACCTCATCATAACATAAAAATATATTCTAACATAGAACATGTTAGAATGCAAACTGAGTGTTACTTGGCAACACTCTCATAAAGAGTTTCAACATCATCTTGTTCTTGTTGAATCTCGGTGAAGTTTTGCTTATGGTAAATCTTTGCAAGTTTACGTGTGTATTTCTTTGGCAGTTCAAAGTTATCCTCAACTGTAGTGAGAATATCTTTAATCAAATCACGCTCTGCTTCAATGCGAGTGAGTGAGTTTGAAATTTCAACCAATGCATCCAGAATCTTTTTACGGTCCTCTGGAGAGGACGGAACAATCACATTACTCATAATATTAACCTTCGTACTTAGAACCGGCTTCAGTAGCAACCCAATATTCAATATTGTCTGTCGCATGTTTGAAATGAGAAATACCTTTAGATGAAATTGCAACATTGTATGTGCCAGGAATCATCTTTAGATTTTCTGTGGTAAAAATAAATTTGAAGTTTGCTGATTGCTCACCAACTTTGATTGAGAAGTTATCTGCATCATCATTCTTAGCATCAAGTGCTGTGATTGATACGCTTTCGCCATCACCAACAACAGCAATGTTTGGAAGACCCAAGATGCCTGACAACTTCAATACTTGATTCAAATTGTCTTTTGTCAGCGTAAAATTCACTTCGGCATTTTCAACTTTAATTTCTTTTGCTGGTGGTGCAACAATCATTGCCTCATCAGAAAGTCCATAAGTTGTTTTTGAAGTTCCAGACTTAACTGTTAGATTTTTCGTGTCGGTATTGACTACGATTTCTGGATTGTCTAGCGATCCGACTAGAGACAAGAATCGATTCAAGTCATAGATGACAAAATCAGAATCGAATGTCTCGCTTACTGTAGCTTTACCCAAAACGTTTTGTTGTTTTGAGATTGTTCTGACAGTAGAGCCTTGTTTGAATTGCATACCAGAATTGATAGTTGCAAAGTTCTTAAGAACATTAATTGTTGATTCACTTAGTTTCATTTTGATTTCCTTCATTCAAGTCATGTACGTGTAACATGATTATAGCATAGTGTATAATTTTTAGCAAGTCTTTGCGATTACGTCCGTCTTTCTTGCCATATCGTTGTGCATATTTCAGCACGTTGCCAATACAGAATCCTTCACCGTGTCCTCCATCGATGATGAATTCTGTTGCTTGGAATTTAGTACGTGAGTAATGTTGTCCATATGTCGCATCAATATAAGACTTCAATTCATGTAAAGTCTCATCTTCATTATAACGATAGTCAATCATTTATACACCATTTCCTCTTTTTGGAACATTCTCAGTTGACGTTGGTGATGCGTTAATAGCCGCAAGTGCTTGCAAAGAACCACCAAAGATATAAGTGCCTGCATGTTTCAGTCGAATCCATGGAAGCAACCAAATCTTACCACCAGCTTTACGTAGCCATTGACAGAACATATAGTCTTCGGATAGATAACGTTTGCTGTCTGGATCGATAACACAATCAAAGTACGCCATGATTTCTCTGCTACCATCAAAGTTTACTGTACGTGCATGATCTGGTTTGTAGCTTTGTGATGGGAATGCTTTGTCAAATTTCTCCAATGCACTTCGTTTAATCATCATAAACCCAGTGCCACTCTCTTTAACTTGAACTGGTTCATCAAGTCTAAATGAAGTAGTTTCTTCTGACGGATTGAAAACGTAGTCGCCAACAAACTCTTCAAGACTATTTGGATTCTTGTCTGCGAAACCTTTATCAACTGCGACCTTAATCTTCTCCCAAGAAATTGCTTTCTTTGGATATGGTCCACAGATAACATCCATATCATCTCTAGTGATTGCGTGATGCATCATCACAAAAATGTCTTGTGCTTCAAAGTGAATGTCGCTATCAATAAACATCATGTAATCCATTCCACTACGAACAAATTCATCCGTCAAATAATTTCTAGCACGTTGTACCAAAGACTCGTTGAAAATAAAAAACAATCGTGCCTCAACTCCATACTTTGTGCAAAGTGTCATCAAGTCTGCGATTGCTTTAGTGTACGACCCGTGGCATTGTCCGCCATACATCGGTGTTGCGATAAAAAGTTTTTTCTGTCTTAGTTGCTCAATATCAATTTCAAATTGCATAATTTCTCCATGCTGTTAATTGTTGTATAATATATGTATAAAAAAAGAGGCTACTTTACGTAGCCTCAAAGGCATTACTGCCAAGGAGATTAGAAAGGAATTTCCTCTGTGATTACATCTGGCTTAGACTCCACTTCTGCGGTAGGGTCGATACCAGCATCAATCTTGCTGTACAAGTCAAGGAATGCAGTCTTTGTTTCAGCATCGAAACGATTGATACAGTACTTGATTGCTTCCATCTTATCGTTGAAGATAGTGTATGCTTCGGCAATGTGTGCCAAGCGGCGAGTGGAAATCAATTCATCAATAGCACCTTCTTCGAAAGTCTTACGGATGATATCAGCCCACTTCACAAGATTTTCTGCGAATGCTTTGTCATCAATACCAAGACTTGAGAACAGTTTGTTCATAATCTTAATTTCAACTTTAACATCGGCATACTCTTGCTCTACAGTAATTGGAAAACGCTCAAGGAACGCATCATCAAGAATTGTAGCGGCCATGTAGCGACCAGTCTCATCACCTTTACCTTTAGTGTTTGCTGTAGCGATAACGTTGAAGCCTTGCATTGGTTCAACAAATTCACCAGTCTTCTTAACAAACAAACCTTTGCCTTCAAGTACACCTTGCAGACACATAAGTTTATTTGAACCACGGTCAATTTCATCGAGAATCAAAACTGCACCAGACTTCATTGCTTGAACAACTGGACCATCAAACCATTTTGTCTCTCCGTCAATCAAACGGAAGCCACCAATCAAATCGTCTTCATCAGTCTCAGGTGAAATATTCACACGGAGGCATTCTGTTTTCAATTGGGCACATGCCTGTTCGACCATGAAAGTCTTGCCGTTACCAGAAAGACCAGAAACAAATACCGGATAAAAACGTTTTGATGCAACAATACGTTTCATGTTGTCAAAGAATCCAAAAGGAACATATAATGGATTCACTTTAGGAACAATTGCGCCTTCCTGCATACGTGCAACTGAAGACATTTTTGCTACTGCCTTTGCAACAGGAGCCATGATAGGTTCGGAGATTGGCATAGAAGGAACTGGATTGGATTTGACTAGTGCAAGTCCAGCCATGTTAACGTTAAATTCTTGGAGGGGCAATTGATACTTGCCACGACCAACTCGGTATTGATCGGCTTCAAGCCAGAACTGACGTTTTGCGCCAGTCTCTTCAGAAAGTGTCACCAATTGTTGGCGGGTTACAATTTCACCAAAACGTTTTGCGGCTTCGGTAACAAATGCAACTTTTTCACTTTGCGTAATCATAATATAATTTGCCTTTCAGTTAAAAATCAATTTCAATACTAGTAGTATAACAGAGTATTCATGGTAAGTCAAGAGTGTTGTTTTTATACAACATCAAGCAATTTCCTTGATTACCTTAGAGAGAAGAACACGGTTTGTCAAACGGTTTTGGTTCATTTTCAAAAATGCACCTTTCAACTTACGTGCGGAAACATCTTTGCTTTCGCCAAGAATATCTGAAAGCGAATCGTCTTCGGTAGACAAATCTTCGCCACCAGGAATCAAGAAATACTCAGAGTAACCATATCCATTAACAGAGAAAAACTTTTCGTTACGGAATTGTTTGTAACCATCTTCCGTCATCATCATGTTGAAACGTGTCATTGCATTTTGAAAGTAACGTTTGCTCTTTGGTAGAATATAGAATCCAATCAAATTGCAACCAGTACGATCCTTAAGAATTTGCAACAGAGTAGGTGTCACACCTTTGTCATTCACACGATACGTTTTGGCAGACGCTTCATCTTCAATATAAGATACTGAACGGAAGTCAGAAGGACCAATACGCTGGCAACGTCCTGATTCATTATCGGTCCAAAGAGTATTAGAATCTTCGCCATCAGTCAAAAAGATAACATTCACAATTTCAGACCGAGTGCGTTTACGGAAGTCATTGACAACATTAGATGCAACTTGAATTGTCGCATTCAACGGAGTACCACCAAGACCCATACCTTCTTTGATGTAATTTACTTTATAATTTCTACGGAAATTTTTGTAAGGCATGTATGCTTCAGCAATATTCAGCAAATCATTTGCAAATTTGCGATACGTTTGATTTTTCATACTGCTAGACAAAATGTTCAACAGGTGAAAGTTATCAATCTGCAATTGACTTGGAATAATATCAATTCTACGATTTTCAATTGACACATTTCCACTCTTTTTATATTCAGTACTGAAAGCATAAACATCAAAAGGAACATTCACTTTGCGGCAGAACGTAGCCATTGTAATCAACTGTTCAATTGTACCAGTCATGTTGTCCATCATAGAACCAGACCAGTCAAGGAACATTACAATGCCGTGATTTTTACCTTGTGCAACAGAACCAATCTTGCGGAAGATATCATCATTGAATTTGTAAGTGTGCAACTTGTTGGTATCAAGTGTGCCAGTATCAGAGACTGTCACACGGCGCAACTCAGCCGCTTTCTTTTTCATTTCGAATTCTTTTACAAGATACGCAATAGCATTCTTGTTCTTCGATTCAAACTTAGTCAACAAACTTGCATCATAACGGTCTTGGTCTTCCAATTCTTCATTGTCATACAAAGACTCATCAAAGAATTTCAATTCTTTATATGAAACAATATAGTTTTTCAGCTTGATAGAATTTTGCTTTGCAATCTTACCCACATAAATTTCTTTTGTCTCGGCAAGACTCTTCAATGAATTTTGCAACCGTTCATCGGTTACAGACTTCACTTCATCATTGTATGCCTTCAACTCACTAGGCATAGCATCTTCGAATGTTGGCGTATTGGAGTAACCATTGTCAAAGTTATCCTCTGATTCATAGTCATCATCACCAAAATCAGAGCCAGAATCATAGTCATTCGGATTTTTGTCTTCATAGTCTTCGGCATCATCGCCAAAGCCGTCATCACCAAAATCTTCATTGTCATCGAATTCGCCATTCTCTTTGCGCTTTTCGAATTCTTGTTTTGCCTCCTCACGTTTCTGGTCCAATTCTGCTTTGCAGAAAGCATACAAACGTTCGGAGATATCTTTCACTTGCTCAAACGAATCTGCCTTTTCAATTTCATTGACAAAAGACATTTCATCGGCATTGAATTTGATGCTAGCCATTGCACCAAGTTTAAAATGCAAATTGATTCTGTCAATCAACAACATTTCATTTACATCTTTACCTTTGATGCCAAAGAAATCACGTTCAATAAATTGACGATACGCAATAGACATAGGCTTACGCAAACCTGGATATCTATCTTTGATTTTTCGTTCAATACGTGCATCTTCAACCACATTCAAGAATGTAGAAAATGCAGAACCGCCAGCCTTAGCAGATTCAACGTATGATTGTGGTGTGTCTAATGCGTGACCCACTTCATGCCCGACCAAAAGGTCTGTCATTTCAGGTGTGGTGTCATTCATAATTGGAAGAGTAAGACGGCGATTCACAATATCGAATGATGCAGTCTCGACCTTGCGATATTCTACCGAAATATTCTCAGTAGCAAGTAACTTTGCTAGAGTGGATTTTGAAATTTGTGTATTAAGCATGTATGTATCTTAACTCAAGTGGATTGGAATGTCAAGCGATTTTTTTAGGGCGAATGATAACAGTCTGTGGAACTTCAATATCATTTTGTTTATAGTAGCGGTGCATTTTTACTGTAGCGGTGATAGTGGCAGTCTCACCTTCGGCAGGAAAATCTGCATTGCCGCTGAATACAATTACGTTGCCATCGGCATCTTCACATATACGGAGAAGACTGGTGCCAGAATCAGCCCAGTAAAATTTAGGACGATCAACTACAATTGCTTTTTTAACTGTTAAAGTAACAGTAATCTTTTTCTTTTCGGTGCCAATGAATGTGCGGGTTGTGTTTTTCTCTGCGGCTTGTGCTTGCCATTGTGCTTTACGTTCAGCCATTGTTGCAATAGACTTACGTACAGCAAGAACTTGTTTTTCTGTCAACTTGCCATAGGTGTTTAACGCACCAAGAAGGTTTGAGTAAAAAGAATTTCTCTCAGAATTGTTAACAAGGAATTGAAAGATATCGCTGGCATCAGGATACGTTTTGTAAAACGTTTTGGTGGCATTGTTTATGATGTTGCGCTTGATAGCGGCTTCGTATGCGGCAGGATGTTCAACGTATGACATAAATTCCTCTGTAATCTCAATCTATATATAGAGTATAGCACAGTAGGAACGAATGTCAACGATTATTTGATGTAGTGTTGCATCAAAACAACATATTTGTGTGAAATAAAGGGCTTTTCCTTAAAACGACAGTAAAAAACCCTTTAGAATCAACAAGTTATAAAGACTCTACAAAAAAATTTACTAAATTTCTTCTTTCTATCCAAGAATTTTTATAAATTTGCATGGAATAAATTTTTGATTCCCATAATTTTTTTTTAAATTTTATTTCAAGTCTAGTCTTACTACTGTACACTAAAACATCGGCATAATCTTGATTGACTATACCATCAATTTTCATTGTCTTACCATCAAGGTTACACAAATTTTGAGAATATTTCAATAGAATATCGTTCACTTTAAAACAACATAACGAACAATCTAAAGTTTCCTTTTCTCTAATGATTACCATTAGATAATAGTTTTTAATAGATTTTGTTTTTTCAAACCAACCTTCAACAAAAAGATTCCACAAACTTTCCTTATTGTTTTCATTGAAGTGTTTTTTTGTTTCATCTTTAAATGTCTGAAACATACTTGATTCGGTAGTTTTTGATGCATTTTTATCCATGCTGACACTTTTAACATCGATACCAATGTCATTATTAATCTTAACATCAATAATATTATGTCCAGCACCACACCAACTTGCATTGATGATGCTATCACTAACTGCGTATTCCCAAATTTCTTTTCCTAAGGATAATGGTCTACCCTTTTCTAAATGTTTTCTTAGTGGATTAAATATTAAATCCATTTCAGACTGAAACGATGATGCAAATGTTGGTCCAATTATAGTTTGAATTTCATCCACCGTCATCGGTGTCAGATAATAACTCACGGCTTATAAAAAACAAAAATTGGTTCATACTTCAACCACATCCCGTTCACCTTGCAAAAATTCTTTGCTTTAGGTAAACCAGTATCAGGGTCGATGCGATTGCCGCCTGGCATTTGTGCTAGTGCCATCTTAACGACACCTTTGAATTGCATACCGAGTGATTCCAAAATGTCTTTGCTATCTTTTTCAAGTGGCAACATGTCAGCACCAAACTTAGCATCAGCAATATTCCAAAGTAAGTATCTGTCATTACGCAAATACTCAACAGCAGTCTCTAGCGTTGGACGTAAGAAGCCTTCACGCCATGCATCATAGCCAGTAAACTTTTTATACGATTGCGTTGGGTCTTCACTATACGCTTCCTTAGCAAAGTAAGGAGGGCTAGTGAACACCATATCTACTATGCCCTTGTACGTTTGGAACGAACTATCATCTCTGATAACTTCTGAACCAAGTTGAAAAACTTCATAAGTGTTTGACTGTTCAAACAAAACTCCTTCGTTCTTTGCGGAGTTATAGAAATTAGCCAAGTCGGCATATTTAGTACTAGTAGTGCCACCATCGCCATCAATAGTGTGATCGGTATTAGGATCAGTACCCACATAGTGTAAAGGAAGAGAAGTGCGAGAAGCCATAGCACCCAAAATACGCCCACCCCAACCAGAAGAGGGATCGTAAACAACAATTCTGTCTTGGTTCTTAACGTGTCGAGTAAATTTTTCATAAAGATATTTTGCAGTCAATGGTGGAAAGTTAACAGCATATTGGCACCACGATACTCGAAATGCTTTTAAGCCAACAGGAAAAATCTTCTGTCCGTACTTGTACATACGCAAACGATATTTCTTCTGGTCATGCGATTTGATATTCATTGTGCATTTACTCGGAAGAGTTTCTAGAATATCTTGTGTTACTTCAAGGTACTTTGCGCCTTTGAGTTCTTCGTTGTATCCAGTATACTCTTCGTCATCATCACGACTCTCTACCCAATAGTCATATCCATATTCTCTAATATTGTTTTCTTCGAACCAATGAACAAAGTCATTGCCATTCTTAAATTTAACATTGTATGAACCAATTGTCACAACTTCATTGACTTTGATTGTGTTTGAATACGCATAGAATGAATCACGCTTGAAGTGTCGCTTAGAATACTTCAATGTCTTCTCAAGCAATTCATCTTTCAGAAAGTGGTCATAGATTGAAAGCCCATCATCATTCTTTGTGTAATTGATGCGTGTCTTCATCATGGTCGGAAACCATTGATTAGCCGCATTGCCAACTACACTAGTATTTCGAACAACATCTCTTTCGCCTGTTAGTTCATCTGCATGTTCAAACTCATGTACTGGAAATCCATACATCTCTTTGAATTGTTTTTTAATTGCACTTTCATCCCAACCAACTCTAGGTGGCTGACCCATAGTGTCCCATGAGTGTACAACTGCTTTACGCAAATCAATAAACCATTGACGAAATTCGTCTTCAGTCATCCATTGCACTTCTTCAAATGTCTTGTTCGTTTCGTGGTTCAGTAACCAATCATTACGTTCATAAAAATGTTTTGTCATGTTATTTGTTTTACAGTTATTCCGCATTTATTTAGGAAACGAATACCATCATCATCACGGTAATCTTCACCGTAAAATACTTCTTTGATACCGCTTTGAAATATCATTTTAGCACAATCTATGCATGGAGCGCAAGTTATAAACATACTTGCACCATCACCACTCTCGGTAGACTTAGCTAGTTTTGCTATTGCATTAGATTCTGCATGGAGAACTTCAGCTTTTGTTTTGAGTACAGGACCTTCGTGGGTGTGTCCAACAACTTGTTCACAGTTGTTATCCCATCCACTCGGCATACCATTGTACCCTATGGAAATGATGCGGTCATCTTTAACAACAACCGCACCAACATGCTTACGTTTTGCGCTACTCAATTCTGCAAAGACTCTTGCAGTCTTCATGTATGCGCCTAGATATTTTTCTTTAATCATTCTATAAGTCGTTTTTGATCGAATCGTTTTTCTTGAATTGTTTTTTCTTTAAATACTTTTCTTGGGTTTGCACACATGACACAATCTGGATTACCGCAAGTGAGTGCTGAATGTTTTGCTAACGTATGAGGTTCATCTACAGGTATGTTATATGCTTTTGCAATTTTTACTTGACGTTTAATGTGACTTTCTTTTTGTAGAAGTCTGCGAGAGTGTTTAACTTTATCTTCTTCTGTACTCATTGCCGTCTCCTTTTGAATATTAATTACGCTACATTCCAGATTAGTGCGCCTGGTTTCCCGCTACTCACTACAAACTGCCAAAGTTTAGCATCGTAGTATTTCTCAGATGGATATGGAGGCGCTTGATCCTCTTCTACTGCTTGGTCATACTTATATGGTGAACGCATTGTCACAGCACGACCCTTTTCGTAGTCACTCATCTTGTGTCCAATCTCTACTGCATATGCAGGCACATCAGGAAATGCTAATTGCAATCCACGATTCAATGTTCCACTTGATGCAACGGTCCAAATCTCTGTTGGCTTGATCTCTAAATCTCTTGCGACTTTAACAATTGATGCAAGCACAGATGGATGTTCTAATCCCAAAGGTAAGCATTGTCTATGCTTTACATCTTCTTCTTGATATCGTCTTGCTCTTGCTTTTGTCACAGTAAGCATACCATTGTCAACCCAATGAATAGTGCCGCCAAGGTCAAGCACTCTTTGCTGATGCCATGTAGGCTCTTTGCGTTTAGCCATGAAGAACGTTGCTTTTTTCCCATAGAGATTACACACGTATGTTAAAGAGATTGGACCCCAACCAACTTTGTTTGCACCACCAAAGACCCATTCATCACATGGAGTAGTCTTTACTAGATGGTCAATGAATCGGGTTTTACTTCCATACTCTAACAAGTCATCACGCACAACATGAAAGCCATTGTGCATCTCAACTATCGGTGCGGGGTTTGGGTCTTTCCAATCTTTAATTATATCAGAAATGTCTTCAGGATACAAGCGACTCATACAGTTCTCCTTCAGAAATTGCGTCTATGACTAAGTGAATTCTATTATCTGTTCCGTTGTTAATGGCTTGATGTGGCTTGCGTGTATCTAAGAACCACAAGTCTCCAATATTCATATGTACCTTTTGTGGATTACCTTTAGTGTCCCACACAGTAAAAATCATGTTTGGATTAGTAATGATTGGTATGTGTAGTCTAGCAAGTTTGCCTTTAGACCCACCAGAGTCTTTATCAACTTGATCTGTGTGTCGTTCAAGTTCTCCACCGCCAGGTTTCAATTGCATGAAACGAACACGATGCACTTCTTTATATTTACTCAACAACTCACGCACTTCAGGAAACATATCATAGAGTGGTGTGTCTTGCAATTCAAATTTTACATCTTTGTTTTTTTCTTTCCAGTCATCACTCATCTCAGAAGGCTTTGTAATGAAATCTGATTCTGGACGATAACCACGTAATGACAATGCAGACCATGCTCTGTCTTTGTTGTAGTTACTATAGTGATTTGTAAATGCAGGCAATGTTGCTAACTTAGCAGAAACAGATTTGATAAAGTCTGGCGTGATTGCACCAATCTTCTTAATGCTTAGATATTCTGTTGATTCTACTTTAGGGAATGAACGTGGAATAGGACTGTTACTCTTAAAGTAAATTGCATGTACTTCTCCATATGTTGTAATCTTAGGACCAACATAGCAGAAACCTAACTCCTCAGCCAATGCACAATGTGCTTTGTTTTCTGCCCATACAGTCAACCAAAAATTATTTCCCGACAATACGGAAATTTGTTGTTTGATCGTATTGATGTTACCCGAAAGTTTTCCAATCGATACGTCACCCTTTACTTTGGTTGCGATAACTGTATCACCATGCATTGTAATGTCTGATGCGACTTTGTTTACTGTTACGTCAATCATTGCGTCACCAAGCAAAACAAGAGTTCCTTTTTTCAAAGACTCTGCAATATTGTTCTTCTTATACTTCGCAAAAGGAGATAACGTATATGCATTGTAGTCTGCATACTGTGCTTCAAGTCCTTTAAGATAGTCTATGTCATATCCGTGTTGCCAAGGTTTCATTTTTTTACCTTACGTTTTAAAATCATACGCTTACGTAACGCACGTTGTGTTTCAAATGTCGATGCCTTTTGAGTATACACTTTTCCAAACATGTGGTCAAGTTCATGCAATGCAATTCTGGCAGTCATGCCAATAAATCTTTCCGTATTTGTTTCTCCATACTCATTTTGATATCTAACACGAACGGCATCTGGACGTTTGACATTTAAGTATAGTAAAGGAAAACTTAAGCAACCTTCTTTCATTGAAATCTCTTTCTCGGAAACATCAACGATTCTAGGATTAAACATTGCAAAAGGTGTCTCACCAGTTCGCATAACAAACACTTTATATGGTATGCCAACTTGATTTGCAGACAATCCCAAACCATCACTCTTAACCATAGTATCGTGCAATGCTTGCGCTAGTTCTTTGGGATCGTGTGGTGGGTTTGTGAAATCAAAATCTTTACATTCTGTCAATAGAATTTCAGAATCTTCTGGCACATATTTCATTTCAATCATTTTGCTATCCTCGAAAAGTTATTTACTTTCTCAAATCGAATTACGTTTGAGAATTTGTCTTGAAGAATGTCACCTTTGTGAGATATCACAAATAAGTTAGAACCTTCAAGCAGATTTAAAATCTTCATTAAGTCTTCTGTTCCGTTCGTGTCTAAACTAGAGTCAAAGATTTCATCAAGAATCAAAATATTTGTGCTTGCCGAATTCTTTAGTTTAGCAACAGCACGCCAAGTCAACATCAATGCCATATCAATACGTTGTTTCTCACCTTCGCTGAATGATGCATACGTAAAGTCATCACGGTGGCGAGACTTAATTGTTTCTTTGAATGATTCGTCCAAATTGAAGTTCACAAAAAAATCTAGTGATGCGAGATACTTGTTAACTAACTTGTTGATTACTGGTATGTATTGTCGAATGATTTTCGTTTTAATACCCGTGTCTTTCAACAATGATGTTGCAGTTTCATAGTACAATCTTTCATCAGATAAAGACTTCATGTTGTTATCAAGTTCAGTAAGTTCATTATTAAGAATCGACAACTTTTCTTTTTCTGCGTCAGTATCTTCTTTTGAATTCTTGATTCTTTCTATGTCTTTCTTTATCGTATCAATGTATCGTTTCTCTACAGAAATTTCAGATTGAATTGTAGTCAATTCAGATTTCTTGTCTTGAATTTGTTCAGCAATAGATTCAATCAACTCTTGTCTAGCGGCAAGTTGTTCAACTTCAACATCTAGTTTAGACAATGCATCTTCTAACTCTTTTAACTTTGTCTTTCTTTCTTCTACGATTGTTGTTTTGTGTTCGTGTGGAATGCCTTGCTTGCAAGTCGGGCATTCGTTATTGGTATCATAAAACTCAATATCAGTATTGACCTTTGTCATTGTTCTGCCGAGATTGTTTTTCAGATTTGCAAACTTAACTAACTTAGAATCAACTTTAGATTTATCAGAAATTTGTTCAACCAAAGAAGACAAGTCTTGTTGCAGAGTTGCTTCGGTGATTGTAGATTGTGCAATTCGTATTTCATTATTTGCAATCTCAAGTTCTTGTTGTGCAATCTTAGACTCTGTGTTCTTTTTCAAATTCTCAATAAACTGAATTTGCATCTGAACTTTTTCAGTCTTCAAGTCAAATGCATACTTTGCACTTGAATAGTTTTCTTTTAGAATCTGAAACTTTTCTTTGAGTACGCTGTTCATGCGTGAGAAGATTTGAATGTCTAACAAGTCTTCGATAATAGAACGTCTGTCACTAGCAGACAATTGCATGAATGGTGTGAATGATGCACTACCCAATAAAACGATTTGGGTGAATGATTTGTAATTGAGTTTGAGAATGAATTTCTCTAGGTGTTCTTGATAGTCTCTGACTGCGGCATCTTGATTGACAAGAAGACCATTGCAATAAATCTCGAATACATTTGGCTTGATACCACGAATGATCTTGTACGATTTGTTGCCTGTGTCAAATTCGATTTCAACTGTGCAATCTTTTTGATTGATTGTGTTGACAAGTTGACCTTTGTTGATATTACGAAATGGTTTTCCGAACAGCACAAAACACAATGCATCAAGCATTGTAGACTTACCAGAACCATTAGAACCAACAATCAATGTTGTATTGTTGTTGTCTAGCTTCAGTTCAGTAAAGAAGTTACCTGTTGAAAGAAAGTTCTTCCATTTTAAATTACGAAAAATAATCATTCTATGTTTTCTGTAGAAAGTGCCTCAACGTAAAGTTCACGCATCAATGTTTTAAGTTTGTTAGTGTCTGAAATATTTAGGCTTTGACCATCAATAAATTTGGAGAGAATTGTCATAGTGTCTTCAGCTTGATTCACAATATCTTCGGAAGACTCTTCGTTCAATTCTATAAAGTCTTCAACGATTGTAACGTCTGCTGGTCCAACTTTATAAATTTCTTCTAAGAGTTTGTCAAACAAATACGGATTCTGTTTGTTGACTACAATGATTTTCACATACGCATTTTCGTATGGCGCAAAATCATATTCTGACAATTCTTCAATCTTAAGAATAGCATCATCATAGTTGATCTTGTGGAAGATTCTAAGTGGGTTAGGAACAGTATCATATCGCATTGTCTCTGTGTCTAATACACCAAATACTTTTTGATCTTTGTAGTCTGACCAAAACAATTCATATGGTGTGCCAACGTAGATGACATTATCTTTAGAAGAGCGAGTGTGATAGTGCCCGCTATAAACTTGAGTGTAGTTACTCAAAAACTTATAATCAATACCATCGTGACTCTGCACACCTTTAGACAAATAGAAGCCATTGAGTTCAAAGTGACCCATGCACAATGGTGAAGAAGAGTTCTTTACGAATTCATAAACCTCTTCTTCGTTAGACTTGCACATCCAAGGAATCATATCAATCTTGATTCCATCAACTTCAAGTGTTCCTGGTTTCTGCCATAACACAATGTTATGATAGTCTCTCAACAACAAGTCTGGTGAGTTTACATCAAGACTTTCTTTCCAAAAGATATCGTGGTTGCCAATCAATGCATGAACAGTAATACCATGTTCAACGCACTTGTCAAAAAAGTATCGTCTGCTTTCTGCAAGAGAAATAAAGTTGATGTACTTGCGTCTGTCAAACAAATCGCCAAGCTGAATGATTGTTCTAATACCACGGCGTGCTAGTTCTGGAAAGAAAACTTCATTATAAAATTTTTCGTAGAATGCGTGAAACGTTTTCGAATCGTTTCTAACGCCAAAATGAGTGTCACCTAATATACATATTCTCATGTTTTCTTTGCCCGTGTTTCTTGATATTTGTTCCTAAAGACTTGTTGATTATATCACGTATTGCAGTCAAATGCAACACGGCAGATTCTTTCAAATCGTGCGGTGATCTTTTGTTCTCAACAATTTTAAGCCAATGTTCAATTTGGGCTGGTATCGGTGTTTGCATCATCTGTCTCCATAAATTCATCAAAGACTGTTGCGGTAGCTTTTTTCTTGCGTGGCTTTGCTACCTTCTTTTCTTTGTTTGCCTCAAATGCGTTAATGAAATCGCTAATGAATTCTTCGCTATACGAATCGTGAAGAACGCCATTCAGATTAGATGCGACATATTCTTCTCCATTGTTTTCAATGAGAGAGGTAATAATCAAGTTGTCCATACTCTTGTATTTGATGTATAGATGTTTTTTCTCTTTTTGAATTCTTCGTAAGAAAGCGTAGTAGATAATTTGGGTAAAGTATGCGAATGGGTTTTTTGATTTCTCTGGATCAAAGTTATCAATGTACAACAAACAATTTTCAATACCATCCGACACCATGTCTTCTTTGAATGTGTAGTTAGCAAAGTTTGGCTTACGTGCCAAGTGAGTTGCAATCTTGAACAAACACTCACCGATGTATTCAGGTACTCTAGGACGAGGACCGTTCTCTGCGTTTGCAATTTTTACTGCGGCACGGAACTTCGTCATCTCTTCTAGAAATGTTTCGTTGTTCACGTAGTGTTTTTGTTTAGTTGCTGGTATTGTGGTAGTAATGCTCATTTTGTTCCTCATTTTGTTGACAGGGGCTTGACAATAGAGTAATATTGCTGTGTCCCCTATGATATTCAATGAAAGGTTTGATTATTAGCTGTTAGTACAGTTAACAATTCCTTTATCTTTTCATCTAGCTTCTTCTCTTCTTCACTATCAAATTGTTCATCAGTTTCCGTCTCATTCAATTCAATGTTATCTTGTTGCGATCCTGCTTCGAATTGGTCATACAATTCTACATACACTTTAAAAACATCATTAGTTGCCTCAGCAACAGATACGATGCTCTGTTTAAATATTCTTGCTGGTACAGAAAAATTCAATAGTGGATCCCACTTCATCATAGACAACTGATACATATGATCTTCCAATGATGTTTTAGGAGAAACAATCACACGCATAGGGCGATGTACTTCTACATAACCTTTTGTCTCTTCGACAATGTTAGCAATAACTGTATCGCCATTTGTTAGTTTTAATATTTTACAAAACATTAAGTTTCCTTTAAGTTTATTGTATAAATTTTATACTCAAACTTTTCATCATTGTAAATTTTCATTCGTTCCATAAAATGGTCTAATGTAAAATTCTTTCTGCTCTTATGTGTCAAATCATCTGAGATATCAAATAGAGTTGCCTCTTCTTTGTTATTACCCAAACGTAATCCACGACCAATCGACTGCAATGTTCTAATCTTACTCTTACTAGGTGACGCAAAAATAACATTATGTAAATTACGAATATTAATACCTGTAGAGAAAGTACCATATGATGCTACGATAATTGCATTCTCTTCTTCTTCAGTAATTCTACGAACTTCTTCTCGCTCATCTACTCCAACAGCACCATGAATAAAGAATATAGGTCTAGAATCTTCTATAGCATCTTTCAACATATTATACAATATTCTGCCGTGTTTGTCAACGAATTGATAGAGTAAAAGTGTGTTCCCATTTAAACTCATTGTCAAGTTTCGTATGAATCTATTTCTCGATGGCTTACCTACAATATAATTTATCTCTTCTTGGTACTTATAATTCTTACATTGTCTACATGACTCTTCATCATGTTTCAGCACCAACGCTTTAATTTTAAATTTTGCTAATCGTCCAGAATCAATCAGTTCTTTTGTTGTTGTAATTTGTTTGACTTTACCAAATAAACCTTCTAAGACTAATCTGTGTGTTTGTGTTCCGTCTAATGTGCCTGTTAATCCAAATCTATATTTGCATTCTGTCAGTTTTGTTAGAATAGATATCAACGACTTCGCTTTAAACAAATGCGCTTCATCTCCGATAACTAATTCAAATTCTTCGAACCATTCTTTTGGCATCTTGTAAATTGACTGCCATGTAGATATGACAATGGGGCAATCAGTTTGTTTGCTTGCACCTGACATAATCTGGTGTACGTATTTATCACTTTCAAAACCATAGTCTTCAAAGTCTTTATACAATTGTGCAACAAGAGAGATTGTGGGAACAATGATAAGTGTTTTACAACTAAGCCATCGTGTAATTAGATAGATGATTAATGACTTACCTGATGCTGTGGGTGATACAAGTAAATTGCGTCTACTTCTAACAGCATGTACAAATGCGGCTTTTTGATAATCTCGAACTTCAAATGGAATTGCTAGAGTGTCAATAAATTCTTCTGCATCTGCTACTGAAAATTCATCATACGTTTCAACTGATTTGTCAAATTCAATTTCATACTCACGCTCTTTAGCAAACTTCTCTAAGTATGGAATCAAACCATAATAGATTTGTCTGTTCTGAGAATTGAACAGGCGTATCTTTCCATCCCACACTTTGTTCCTAAATGCGGGCATGAATTTATAACCTGGAACGTAGAACGTGAAGTATTCATTCAACTCCATTGCATCGGAGTTCTCACATCTTACATGTGCATATACTTCATCTACTTTTGTAATGTATAATTTATTGTACACCTTGAGTAAACTTCTTCCATTCTATTGCATTTTTAATTTGAAAGTTTCTTTGGTTGAGATTTTTAATTACTTCTTCCAAGAACGCTAACTTTTCTTTCTGATTGATTATACGCATGTTGTTTTGTATAATGTCTTTATCAGAATCAAGATACATGTCAACTTCATTTTTCATCAAACGTTTTACGAATGGTTCCCAATTGAGTTCGTCAAGTTCTTCTTGTGAAAGTTTTCCATTGTAGTACTCATACTTTTTCAGAGACAAGTCTTTACTCTGAAACTCTAATGCTTTGAGTTTTCTACGCTCATCAAAATAAATTTTTAAATACTTGCTGTGCAGTTCCGGAATCTTAAGTGATGCAAGACCCAACTCAGTAGAGTCTACTGGTGAGTCTGTACGCCATGTTTCCATGATTTGGTCTAATGTCATTTTCAATCCTCATAATAACGCCATCTTCAGTATAATAACATAAAACTCAATTTATGTCAAGTCTTCAAGTTTATAGTATGTGTAGTTGAAAGTGACTGATGCGGTTAGAAAATCTTGACTGCCGGTAGAACTAAAATCTAATCCACCTAAGTCTGTTGGGTATATACCATAGAAATTAATTTTTCTATTGTTGTTGTTCGCATTTGTTTTTATGTATAACGTTGCATCTGACGTTACACTATTCATAATGTCATCGGTATCTTTTAACGTACCACGCTTGTCGAATGTTTCGGGATTACCTAATTGATATATCCAATCATACAATTCGTACCATGTTCTCATGTCTTCATCTACCATGAATGATAGTGTCAACTGACCAAATGTAATTTGATTTCCTGGAATACTAACTGCTGTAAATGGCGTGTTAACTGTCGTTGATCCCAATGTCATTGATGGTAAATTTACGCTCTGTACATAGTATGTAAAGTTAGGCACCCTTCTAAGAACAAACTCAAATTTGTTGTTAGATAAAAAACTTCTGTTTACTGGTGTAATGTTTAGTGTAGCCATATATTCTCCTTTATTCTATTTATGGGAGACAAAAAAAGAGGACCCTAAGGTCCTCTTTTAAATACCGATGTATCTCGGTTTAATCAATTACATCAAGTTAGTGATGTTGATTCTGCGGTAGTAAACGTTCTTGTTAGAGAAAGACAATGTACCGTCAGCGGCAGATGTTGCGAATGGGTTTGCAACCATGCCATAACGTGTCTTGAATCCGATCTTTGGTTGGAACGAATCTTGACCGACTGCACGAACCATTTGCAATGGAACGTATGGGCAGTAGAACAAGCCAGCGTCAAAAGCAGAAGTACCTTTGTAGCCGATTGTTGCGTAGTGTGTGCCAGATGATGCGGCGAAGTATGGGTCGATATAAACCTTGATACGGCCATTCAATACGCCAGCGAATGTGTTACCTGTGTCATCAACTTGCAAGTTGTTTGCAAGTGCTGGAGTGTAATCAAGTACACCAGCCATTTGCAATGCAGATGCTACGTCAGAAGAACAGATAAGAACGTTACCTTTACCTCTACGAGTTGCTTTAGCGATAGCGTTAGACTCACGCTCCAATTGGAACATCAAGCCTTTGAACTTTTCAACAGACCAACGACCGTTAGCATCAACGTCAAGGTTGAAAGTACCAGCAGTTGTAACGTTTTCTTGTGCGCCAACTGTAGCTGTCAAGTTGATTGTACGAACAACTTCACGGTTGATTTCAGCAAGAATTTCTGTAGAAAGGATGTTAGCCAATTCTTGTTCAGCGTCCAAGCCATGAACTGCTTTCAAGTCTTGTGCTAATTCCATTGTGTATTCTGCTTTCAAAGCACGGCTACGTGCTGTAACGGCAACTTTCTCGATAGAGAATGCCATCTCTTGGAAGCCTTGACCAGAGCCATCACCCAATGCTTCAGCTTCTGCTGTTGTAAAACCAGTACCACGTGTGTACTCTGTACCACCAGACAAACTAGCAGGTGTAGAACCTGTTTGTGATTGTGCTGTATTAGGGAATGCTGTGTTTGCTTCATCGAACAAGGCTTCTGTACCACCTTGTGTTTTGTAACGTGAACGCATTGCAAAGATCAAGCCTGTTGGGCCTGTCATTGGCTGAACACCGCAAATGTCGTAAGCGATCAAGTTAGGTGCCGCACGGCGAACCAAGCTAATCAAAACTGGATCGTAAATGTCGATTGCGCCATCACCTGCTGTAGATGAAGAAGAACCCATGCTGTTAACAGGTGCCGCTTCGTTAAGCAATGATGTTGGTGCACGATAGCCACCAGATGCGCTTTCACGGCAAGCAATTTCTTGGTTCTCAAGCAATTGTGCTGTTACGGAACGCTTGTGGGAATCCTTGATGGACGCTAAATCAGCGTGTTCAAGAACTGGTGCCCATTTTTTAATAAGATTTTCTACGCTCATACTTTTCTCCTTTGAGTATTGTTTAATTTATTTATAAAAACTTATTTCTTGAGTGTTCTAGAAATACTTTGTACATATTTGCTCATCATTGGAGAGAAAGATTCTTCCAAGGTAGATGATGCGTCTTCATCAATAGTAGAAGCCTTTTTAACTGGCTCTTCTGTAGATTCTTCAAAATACTTCTTCTTTGTCAATTGAAGTTTTTCTTTGTAATCTTGTTCAGATACAAACTCAATGCCTTCAGACAATGACTTCAATTTAGCAGATTGAACTTCGCTTAATCCTTCAGAAACTTCAGCTACAATTTTTTCTTTCTTGTAGTTGTTGATTTCTGCGCTTAGATTTGCATTTTCAGTAACAACTTTGTCCAATTCAGACTCAAGTGTTTCTACTTTTTCTGCGAATTCTTCGACAACGTTTACTTTGTCTTCTGGAATATCAACATAATGCTCTGTGAAAAGGTTCTTTAGACCTACCATGAAGTCTTCAACCAATTCAGCCTTGATACCTTTTTCGATGGCAAGTGTGTTTTCTTCCATCCATTCGCTAACAACATACTCAAGGTATTCATCAACTTTTGTAACTAGGTTTTCGTTGATAGAAGCAACTTCTTCTTGAAGTTTAGTGGAGTACTCTTCTTCTAGCTTTTCCTTTTCAGTATTCACTTTTGCAATGATAGCCGCTTCGAAAATGGCCTTTGCGTTAGTTTTGAATTCTTCTGAAAGGGATTCACCAGAAAAGATTGCATTAATGTCTTCTTCGACATTCAATACATTCTCAACTTTTTTGTCTTCTTCAACTTTTTTGATATCGTCAGTAACGATATCGTCTTTAAGTTTTTCTGTCATAACAGGTCTCCTTTTACGATATTTAAAATTTATAGTGTATAGTATTTATAAAAAATTACAGCTTGGAAATGAAATCTTTGAAAACTTTAATCATGTTTTCTTCGAGGTCTTTCTTAGAAGATTTCTGAAT